TTTTTTTTTTTTTTTTTGGGTGCACTTTTGCAGCATCTTTCACTCAATTTGAGTCCAAAGTAGGTTTTCTTCAAGTTTAACGACTTTGTGGGTCGGCTTTTCCGCATGATCGTCGTACTAAGCAGCAGCAAATCGAATTGCTGCATTTGTTGTTGCAGTACCAGCAGTGTAGATACACGTAGCAGTTACTGTTACAGCGTTAGAGCCGTTTACGGAAATAAACTGGCTAATAGCTGTAGATGCAACAGACGAGAATGGGGCTCCCGGATTGTAACCAAGGGAGACCATAGGAGGTCCCACAGCGACACCACCAACAAGAAGTTGGAGTGAAACTTGAATTGAATCAGTAGCAACTGAATTGAAAGCAGTGACATCGATATCAACGAGGTAATTACCTGCTGGGGGAACCATTGAACCGGCGGTATTAACCACTCCTAGTCCATTCGTCTGAGAGGTGGCGAAGGCAAGTGTTTGTGCAACAGTGGTAGCACCTGCAGCTACGCCTGTTTGTGAGAAAAGGGAAACCGAGAAATTTGCAGGAGCAGCAGCTTGAGAAGCATCTAAGATGCGATCAAACAAGCGCACTCTATACCGCACTCGAAGTTTTCCAATTTCAGTGGCATTTGCCATTCCAGTTGTGGAGACAAACAGGCTTGCACAATTGTAGGTCTTGATGTCAGTACCTCCAGGAGGGTTTCCTTGTAAGCAGAACTTTGGTTCATTGCTAGGAAACATCGATTTCTTATCCATACGAAGACAAGAATCCTGGTTAGGCATGCAGGGGACAAAAGGGTCAGTAGCCTCAATCTGCGTTACGCTCTGCGGCTGAGCAGCAGCAGCGTCGTAGAGAGCGGAAAGGTAAACCAATCCTGTCTGACCTTGAGTCGCAAACCCAGATACATCATGACCAAAATGGAAAGAGAGTTGTTCAAACTCATATCTTTCAAAAAGTTGAGCAATTTTGCTCAACCATGGAAAAGTTGTCGAATTCGCGGGGTTCACATTGAACTGTGTACATGTGAAGGCAACTGAGCCCAGAACTGTTTCTATAAGTTCCTCCCCTTCTCGAATTTCAGGTGGGGAGGAGGTTCGTTTATTAACGATCTCTCCTCCTTGCATAATACCCACCCCATCAATTCCAAGAGGGCCTCGCCCGCCGCGTTGGCGGCGACCTCCACGTCTGCGTCCTTGCCCATTTCGCATAGGAACAGATTTCATTGGAGGATTTCGAGCCTTTCTGGCTCTACGCGGACGATTTTGTCTCTTAGGACCTTTCATCAACGCGTTTCGCTCTGCCTTTTTCAGAGCTGAGAATTGTTTTTTACTTAAAGTATTCATTTTCTTTTAAACTGCGCCAGTTTTACTTTTGGGGCGCCCAATGTAAGAAAATGTTACAGAGGGATATACAATAAAAACCCGTAGCCCTACGATAACTTAGAAAGCAAAAGGGTGAGTCAATGAAAAATCTAACATCGACTCATCTAGACCTCCTGCCTCTGATCCATCATAAAATGCCTCTATCGAGGAAATCTCTGGCACGCCAACAAAGGCGTACGATTTGATCATTGGGTCATCTAAATTATTCTGTACTTCATCACTGTTAACTAGAGCAGAATACGCTGCGTAGAAGATATCGAAATGCTCGGAAGGATACGACATCACCATAAGCGTAAACGCTTTTCCTAAATGCTGAGCCAAATCTAAGCGTTTGTCTGACTCATTAATCATAGTAGTGGCAAGACGTTGAACGTCATAAAGGGGTAGCCATCTACTTCCCTTCTTTTTAAAAGAAGCACCGAGAAAGGAGAGGACGTGCAAATCTGCATCAAGTCCTCCAAAGAAGAATTTTAACTTCAATCCGTATCTACCAAGGTGTTGTCCAAGGAACTCAACATCGCACATTAGCGAGAATTCCTCGTCCAGGGAGAAAACATTGTCATCACCATATAGGTTAACTAGTTGATCATGAACAAGTGAAAAAGGAGGGGGTGAACCGACTTTCTGAAGGTAGGCTTCATACAGGCCGGCTGCAAAAATTATTATGTGGCCAAAGATATTATCACGGGTTGTACACCCTGAGCCCGAAGCATTTCCGTACGTTTTACGAATAACGTTACCATTATTCAACTTTAAAAGAAAATTGCACGTGTTCTCTACGTTCCAGAGAAACTCTTCTAGCTCTTCCTCGGGGATTTTACCCTTTTGGAGGAGGATATTATATATATCTTTGAGGAGGGGGAGAAATTTATCCCACCCGCTAACGTCATAACAACCACGATAGCGTTTGAGGAGCAACTTTTGTGCTAACCTATCAAATCCACCGCCATAGGGATTAAAACCATAGGCGGACCAATGTCTGTTCATCAAGCGCAGGGATATACGCTTTCCAAACTTCAGCTGAGACCAAAGGAGTTCAAAGCAGGGTATTTGAAACAACCTGATTTTATTCTCCTTGATATCACTAATATCTTTATACTCTATTTTCCCGGCTACGTTCCAGACGGGTAAGGTGCTTGTGCGGTCTTCAAACAGTGTGTCTGCGAGACTCTGAACAAGATCGAGTTTAGATTTAAAACCGAAGTAAGTATGGGGCCAACCTGGAGACTTTGTCCAGTCAATGTACTCACATATCTCTTCTGAAGAAGCGATACAATCTTCCATTATTGGTGCATAATAATGCGCGAAAAATTCCAGACCAAACTTATGAGAATCTTTGTCTTCATAAGAATATTCTGGTTTAACGTCCCACGATGAAACAGTTTTATAGTAATTTGCTTCAGTTGGTAAAACAACAAAGAATTTATCTTGAGCAATCTTTTCAAGCTCTTGAAGCAATACTTTACCGTACAATTTGGAATATGGACTCTGTCGTCTCATATGATTTACAGATCCTCTGATCTCAGAACCAGGCAGGGTTCCGACGGTCTCCATATTCTTGTAAGGTTGTGCCCCGGAGAAAA